ATATTTTCACTGACTTTGAATGACCCATTTACTTTATAAACATCTAAAATATTTGTCCCCGAATTCCAATTTCTAACTCTTGCAGTAGCGCCACTTACTGATCCTGTTACAACTTCATTAATCTGGAAATCACCAGTGGCAGTTGAGGATGGTGCTGAGATAGTTACTGTTGGCGCAAGAGTATATCCTGCACCTGCATTAGAGAGATGAACTGCTGTTATTGTTCCTGTTGCACTTACAATGGCTGTAGCTGCAGCAGATACTGTAGATATACCGGTAAATGTGATAGTTGGAGAGGTTGTATACCCAGATCCACCACTTGTTACCGTAACAATACCAATAATACCGTTTTCAATTACTGATGTTGCAGCTGCTCCACTGCCACCTCCTCCTATGAATTTAATTCCTGGAGATTGTGTATATCCAGCACCAGCGTTGATAATTCTAACACTCTGAACAGATTGTGCGCTTGGATTTACATTATCAGTACAAACAACTATACCACCAATCATAACTGCAGTTGCAATACCAGTAATTCCTCCTGCTGGTGCTGAACCAACTCCAACTCTTGGAATGCTAGTGTATCCTCCACCTCTATTAGTGATTGTAATTAATTTAATACCACCATTAACAACACTAGCAGTTGCTGTAGCAGTTACTCCAACACCCACTAAAGTTAATCTTTGTATTGAACCAAGCAAAATGGTTCCTCCGTCAGATCCATCAATTGGTTGCAATAGATCGTCAATTTCATCAACTCCAGTATCAATGATTTCGTTTTCATATCTAAACAATTCACATTTTAGTTCATAAACATAATTTTTTTGCAATTGATAAAATGGTTTTTCATGCTCTACATATTTTATTTCAAATAAACGATCCCCAAAAGGAAAATAAATCAAATCTCCCTCTTTTGGTCTTAAAGATAATTTAATATTTTGTTCATTTTTAATTAAAGGTGATATATAAGTGCTAAACCTTTCTTGAGATATTATTAAATTAATTTCATTAGTTGCTTGTATTCCAAATTTTGATAATAAAGTTGGACTTTCTGCATACCCATCATAATTTTCAACATAGGCTTCTATTGGATATGCATCATCAAATTTAGACTCAATTACTTCTTTTATAATGGTTTTTTCCGTAATATATTTTCTTGGTAAGTAATGAACTTCAACGCCATACATTCTCAGTTGTTCATTAATTAAACTCTGAACAAGATTTTGCTCTGATGATGAACCTTGTAAAAAATATGGATTTAACATATTATTTTATCCAATAAAATCTAATGGTGGTAGTTCATAAGTATTAGACATTTTATCCATCAAAGTATCCAATTCTCTCTGTGCATCGTCATATATCTGTCTTCCATTTAACTCTACCCCACCTGGAAGTTTTACACCCTGAAACTTGATTAAATTTTGTCCCCACTGTTTTTTAATTAAAAGTGTAAGATACTTTTTAAGAAACGAATCATTCCAAATTCGTGCATAATCATTTGGATCTAATGTGGAAAAACAATCTAGGACAAAATAATCCCCTACTTTAACTGATGACCAGTCTATATCAAGATATAATCTATCTTGTCTTTTATTAAATCTAATTTGTTTTTGCGTAGTTAATAAAAAATCAATATCTTCTAAATATGTTTTCACCATCGCATAAGTTAATATTTCAGTTGTTCCTAAGTAATAAATGTCATTCAAAAATAATTGGTATTTAATACTAAACATATTGTTGGTAATATTATTAGATCCATCAAAATGAAATATTTTAGTCACACCAATTACGGCAGGTGGTATTTGTAAGTAATTACTATTTTCTTCATAAGAAAAAGTAGTAGCAGTCCCAACAATTGTGGTCGTTGCTGTTGTAGTTACAATACCAATTGGATTTGATCCGCCTCGTCCTCTTCCTCTATCAATATCGCCTTGAGTTATTTTGTATTTAAAAAATGCAGGATATACGCCATCAAAATGTCTTTCTTGAAAAAACTGAACAGCATCATCAACTAAATCTTCTACCTGTTCATCTGCCACATTTATTTCAAGCACAGGAGCGCCTAACTGCCTCTTACAGTAATTAATTAATTCTGTTCTATTAGATGGTTGCGCCATTTCTCAGTGCCTCTCCAAGTATTTATGGTGCAGACGAAATTCCTGGTTTTACCAATATCATCCCATCTATAATTCTATAAATTGTAGATCCAGAACTGACTAAAATATCATAAATATATCTTCCCTCTGTTAATTGTCTGGTCTCTGTTGAACCTAATGAAATATTAAACTTTCCTCCAGCAGCACTTGTAAATCCAACATTAAATGTTGCAACTGCGTGTGAAGTTGAACCAATGGATACACTTTTTGCCATTTGAGATGATCCAGTATATCCAATAAAATTGAACGCTGTGTTTGCAAGTCCAACTACCTCAAAACTAGCTTTAAATGTTGCACCAGTATTAATTGTTAAATTAACTGGACGCGCTACGTCTGAATCGGGATCAAATGTAATTTTATTCGTAGCCATTTAAAACTCCTAAATTGAAAAATTTGCTATAATTTCTTGTTGCTTCAAATATAATTTATAATAGCACTTTGCGACAATTTTTAAAGATTCTATATCATCGAGTTTATCTATTTCGGAGGAATATTTGAAATACTCAAAACTTTTATTTAGATTTTCAAGTTCTATGTCGTTAGGATTCATTTCCATTTATCAAACTCCTGAGTAAAGATTTTATTTCATTTAAATCATTTTTCATATTAGCAAAATCAGATTCTAAATTATGTATTTTTTGCTGCTCTTTTTCTTTAGAATTGCGTTGAGTAATATATTCATTATATTCTGATTTATTGGTATTAATAATTGCGTTAGTTCTAGGATCTCGTAAGAGATAATCATGTCCCTTTACTTTTATATTTTCCATATCATGCAAGTGTTATGACTCTCAATTCTCTAACTCTAGGGACATACGCTTGATTTCGTGAGGTGAGAACAAATTTAATTCTATAAGATTTAAACGACGGTAAATTACTTGCAGTAAATGTATATTCTTTATATTCTAAGTCTTGAGATAAAAATCCACTAGCATCAGATAGACTCACATAACTATCAGGTTTTCCATTACTATCAGATACATTAATTATCTCTCCCTTTGTATTTAAATTATCATAACCTGGAAAAGGAACAAAAATTGGATTAAAGTTTTCGCTATCACTAATTGCATAAAATGCTCTAATGCCAGAATAATCATTAATGTGAGCCGACATTATAATTTTAATTGAGGATGCAGATGTCTCTAGCACATTTTCTTGAGAGATATACTGACATGCGGTTGGATCTTCTGTGAGAGTATTTACCCTATTATCAGTCACATAATCAGAAATAACATCATTTACTCTATTTGAGGTTAAAATAACATTCATTCTTTGAATATCAATAATTGGAGATAGGCGATTATCAATAGAACTTAAATTCAATTTGATATTAAAAGATCTGTCTCCAGGAAGTGTTTGAATAGAGGTATTTGAAGTTTCATTAATTCTAGATGCAATAATTCGTGGAGAATCTAAGTAGTTAGATTTATTAAGAGTTATTGATTCATTTCCTTTATTAACAAAAGGAACATCAGATCCTGCACCAGATCCATTATTTAAACTGGTTCCAGAAACTGTTCTCATCTCTGCTGTAACATTAGTTCCTGGGACTGTAACATTTTGAATCATTGGAGTAATGATTTCAAATGGGATATTTTGGGTTGCCCTCACATTTAATCCACCAGTCGATTTAGTTTGATTTGCATAAAGTTTAGGGAAACTTGTTCCATCAGTTCTAGCAACGCCACTAGCAGCAGTATCAATTTTAATATTGTATGAATCAAAAGATAGAGGATTTGAAACTGTTACATCATCTAACAAGTGAGTTTTGTTAATTCTTCTTAGAGAAATACCACCTATTTCATACTTATAAACAGGAGTTCCACTTAAATAATTTTTAGGATTAGATCCTCTCGTGATTCCACTGATTGACCCAGCAGATACTGAACTATAACTAATAATTTCGCTACCAATTAACGCATATCCAAGATTTGTTGTTCCAACTCCAACATTTTCAAAATTTCCAAAATTTGAACTATCATCAACTGAAATTGGTGATGTAGAATCAGATGCGTATGGTAACACAAGTTTTGTTGGAACTATATCAGATTCAACACCAGAAATTATCACTCTATTTGTTTCATGATACATACCATGATTTTTATGATTGACTGTTACATGTAACCCATCGCTCACAGTTTCAAGAATTGCAGGTATAACATTTCCACCACTAGAAGCATTAAAATCAGTTGTAATACCAAGGCTATTTGTATATCTAAGACTTTTTCCTGCTCCAACCACAAAGTCTCCCTGAACATTATCTAAAACAATTTCATTTGTGCTCGCAATTGAAACAACCGACAAACGAACATTTCTACCCACAGAGAGATTTCCGATTGATGTGATACTAAGAACATCTCCAACCTGATATCCAGTCCCAGAAGTTATCACAGTGGCAGCAATTGCAACTCCATTTTCAATTGTTACATTTGCTGTTATGTTTTTTCCAGTTCCTGTTATATTAGTAAGTCCAATACCAGTAAAAGTAAATGATCCAGATGATGGTGTGTATCCAATACCAGCATTAATAATCCCTAAAGTACCTGTTGCAATTCCTGCATTGCCAACATAATTACCAGTTGCATTAGTTCCTTGTTGAGAAACTGTATTCCCAAATTGAAGTCCAGTTGCAACTCCAACAACCTCTTGAAGTGTAGATCCAAGACCAACTCTCACTTTTCTAGAATTTAAAACAATAGAGTTTGGCATCAATTTTGGAATTTGTGCGTTTCCTTCACCTAAAACTGGATTATAAACTTCTAAAGTCCCTGATGATTCAAACTGAGCTCTGTAAATGGTAAATTTCAAATCTTCCCATTGACTTGGTTCCCATGTAGAGGCATTTTGAGATTTGAAGAGAGATCCCAAATATGGTTGATTTGAAATAAATTCATCCGTAAGTAAATCAGATTCACCAACCCTTGAAACGAAAACTCTATATTTGGTTGACCAGGATGCTAAACAAATCGCATATTCCCCACCACCTTCAAGATAGACTGGTGCTTTAAATGTAAATCTTGTCGGAACCGTCCCATTTTGAGATACTGAAATCTGACTAGGATCAACAACAATCTCAGAGAATGGGAGAATTTTCTGAGTAGGGACTCCATTTTGCATTGTGCGAATTTGGAATGTCATAGGAATCCCCATATCATCCTTCGTTTGGAAGAATACATCACAACTTGTAATGAATACGCCAGTTTCATCTAAAACTTGGAATGATTGTGCTAATGGATCATACCATTCGGTTACAGTTTGAGATCTTTGTGATGTTGATATGACTCTAGTGCCTGTTAGTTGTGGTCCAGTTGTTCTTCTAGCACCAATTGTTTCACTCTCTTGTTTAATTTCAACTCGTGCATTTCTAACGGAAATAATATTTTCCTGAACGGTTTCCAATGTTCCGCTAGAGGAGAAAGATTCTTCTGCAATAGTGTCAGCAGTGTTTCCATTATTATCAGGTGTGTTAATTAAAGTTAATTTTTTAGTTCCAGTTGCAAATCTTGGATTGGTTCCTATATTTGGATTAGGTATAAAGAAACTACCGATAAGATTCGCTCCAAGATCTGATACTAATCTAAGATTAGAAATTGTTGCCTGAGCGCCACTAGTTTGTCCCACTAAAATCATTCCAGTTTCAACATATCCGCTAAATTCTCCCTGCGCTTGTAGTGAAAGAGAATATGTATCAACATTCAAAATTATTGAAGTTGAAGAATAAGTAGCAGGAATTGTGTTTCCTTGTCCTGCTAATTGAACGGTTCCTGGTGTTCCCAAGAATGTTTCAAGCCCTGTTGCTCCTATTTGAGATGTATATGGATTATTAGTGAATATACTGGTTGGAGCATTATAAGGACCTTCTTTGTGATTACTCTGAGCAACTCTAAAAGTAATTCGTGGATTAGAAAATCCAGTAACTGGTTGAATACCAGTGTCTCTTGTTACACCAATAACTGTTTCTCCTACTTGGAATGATCCAGTAATCATTGAAATTTCAAGAAGTTTTGGAACACAGTATTTTGTTACATTAACACCATCAAAGAAAGCATAAATTTGAGTAAGTGGTTTTAATTTTTTAGAAACAAATTGAACATTTCTGGAACGCATAAATGCAATAATTTCTCTATTGACAACTCTGTCACCAACTGATTGCATATCAAACTGCTCTGTAATTACAGTTCTAGATCCAGTTCTAGTTGATGTTCCGGTATCAATTACTTCTCTGAAAGAATCTTCAAAAGTGGTGTCTGTTGTGGTTTCTGTAAATGTTCGGGTTCGACTTCGCCCACCAGGACCCTGCCGCGCTGTGGGTCCTAACTGACCTCTCACTTCTCTTGTTCTGGTTGTGTCAATAATTTCTCGTCCAGTCCAAACGGTTTCCCATGCGTTCCATAAAATAGGACTTAATCCAGTTTGTGGGTCTAATCCTATTGTTCTCTGTGCGTTAGCAATTGTTTCTGTATAATTTCCTTCAGTATTAATAATCTTTGCTTCAATTCTTGCGGTGTCTACCCAAGTATCTGAAGAGGGTGTTAATTCTAGAGTTGCCTGCCAGAAACTTACAAGAAATGGAGTGATACTTTCGGTTCTAGTTGCAAAAGTTTGTTTTAACCATTCAATTTCAGTATAATTTAAAGTAACTATATCACTTGATCTCCTAATGCCAGTTCCCTCTGGTTGTAAAAATCCAAGGTCCTCAGTTGCGCTTACATTTTCGACAGGACCCAGTTGCAAATCAATTGAATTTGTAAAGTGTCTAGGTCTTAATTCTTTGTTGGGAATGTCAATGCTATTTTTAATTTCTACTCCAGATTCTTGTGGTAAAATAGTTGTAAAATTATCTACAAAGAAACCTGATTTAAATCTATTTAATCCGTTAGAGTCTGCAATAAAAAGATTTGCAGTATTCGTTTCAAGTAAAGAAAGTGTTGTATAATACTCAAGATTTTGAATTCTATCTTCAAGTTTTCTAATATCAGACATTCTATATCTTTTATGATTCAAAAATGACAGAGATGCTGTGCTTACATCATAAAAATATGGGGGTAAAATGATAGAACCTATTTCTAAAGCATCATCAATTGGAATTGGTTTATCTAACTTCTCTGACGGCACACCGTATTGAACTTCAAATCTGCCATCTTTTGTTAAATAAATTCTATCAATTCTTCCAACAAAGAATGAAAAGTTAGTAACAATAGATTCGTCCGATGCTAAAATATTAGCAGCAGAATTGCCAGAACCACTGAAACTCCTACCAAAAAATTCTAGTGGAGAACGAGAACCCTCAAGAACAACATAATTTGAAACTCTAGGTCTAATGTCTATTATATCAGTGGTTCTATTGCCATTGATTGTGGTAATATCATTTTTATAATCAAAAGTATCATATGAATTTTTTGTTGTAATGTCTCCATCGTCAGAAGACTCATAATATGCACTAGTAAAATAAATTTTCAATCTCTTTGTTGGTTCTTTTATATTACTCTTTCTTGTTATAAATCCATGATCATAAAAAGTCCCCTCTTGACCAGAATTGAATGTATAGTTAGCAGAAATATTTCTACTTGGAGTTTCTAATGTTGTAATTATTGCTTGTATTTTTGATTCTTCAAATGTAACAACCTCTCCTTCTCTAAATGAAATTTGATTTTTTAAAACATATGTAATTTGAGAATCAGATAATTTTTCAGAAACAACTGCAATCGCTCCAGATGAGACCCCTTTAATTTTTTCTCCTATAATTAAATCTGAAGTTTTCCCTGTGGGACCGTTTAATGAAGATAAGGTTACCTTTGGTGCAGACGCATTTGCCGTTGTAGTTGATTCAAAAATACCAAGAATTCTAATAATATCTGGAGTATTTAATGAAATATTTTCATCCTGAACTCTAGTTCCATAAGGAAAATTACCAGAAGTAAGTCCATCATTTAAAGTTGTTGCTCCAACTCCAGATCCAACAAATTTAGACTTATCAACAATGAGAGTATTCACTCTAGTTTGTCTTTTAACTTTTGCCTTTGGTTTTGATTTTGTAAGTGTTGCTATTAAAGTAGCACCAGTGTCATTAGTTGATAAATTGTTAATTTGAAGAACTGTTGATCCTGAGGAGAATGAAAACATATCAGAAGTGAGAACTTCAGTTACTCCATTTGATCTTATTAGCGAATATCTCTCTTCATCAAAAGGTAAGAAGGTTTCGTTTGTCCCTGATGAAAGAGTAGAAGATAACTGATTTGCTGAAATATTTACGGTGAAAGATTTTCTAATAGTTAAAGAGGCATCAGTCAAATCTACATTTGAGATATTTCTTCTTGGCATCAATGTGTACAATGTATTATCAATAGAATCACTCAACGGTGTAGATAATATTTTAAAGTCTGTTACCGATAATGTTGTTGATTGTGGAAGTGCCCCTGAGGCAACCCCACTGACTGTAGTTACTCCAGAGATCACGATAGATGTAGATGCCACACTCACAACTCTAGCAAAAATTGGATCTGCTAAATTTAAACCTGTAAATTTAACCAAATCATTTCTTTTTACAATAGTTCCGGGAAATAGTGGATTAGCACTAACAACAGTGCTCTCCCCAGATGCGGCTACATATGCTGTAATTGTTGCAATACCAATATTAAAAGCATCTTTTTGAATTGTATCTGCTGAAAAGGTTTTAGCAAACCCAACATTACCTAAATCTGGTCCACCGTAAACAGATTTTACATTTGTTATTCCAAAAGAGGTTACTGCTGTGGCTACTCTTGTATCTTCAATCCCATTAAAAATAAATGGTTCATTTGCTACAAATTCTCCTGATTTTTCATATACAGTCAATGCTGTACCTGCAGAAACTGAACTTCTTAAAAATGCAGTTGCCCCACTGTATTTACCCTTTATAAAAGTTGGAACTGATAATGTGATTGGTTGATTAACTGTAATATGTGAAAAAAGTTGAACATCGTAAAGAGAAATATCCCACTCATTAATATTGGAATTAGAAGAAGAGTAAGAACCAGATTCCAAATTAAAATCATAAACTCTTGCTAATCCAATTTCTTTTCCAGGAGAGGAAATACTGCTGACACCAACTCTTGTATCTCTTAAACTTAAAACAAAAGTATTTCCAACTCCTACCACAGGATTTCCAAAAACACGATTTAATTTTAAAGTTGTTCCTGTAGAATAATTAATCCCTTGATTTTCTAGTGTTTTTGTTGTTCTTGTTTTGGGTGCATCGACGTAAGTTGTACTTATGGTCTCAATTTCATATCCTTTAACAAATGCTTTTCCTGGAGAAATTTCATAAAGTGCTAGATTCTCACTCGCTAAAGTTCCAGAATATGTAAATTGACCTTCATCAAAAACTCCATTATTTGATATGCCATCATTTAAAGACTCTTTAACAGTGATATCAAATGGAGTTACAGTATAATCTCCAGATTCTGAGAAAGTTCTTCTTGCTAATTCATCAGCAATTATACTATATTGAGTGTTCTTAATCTGAGAGCGTAAAGTGCCATTACTGACTGTGGCTAGTTCAACAAAGTTTGAATCATTAAAATCATTTATTGATTTAAAAAATAATGAACATGTAATTTTTAAACGATCCGCTCCTGGAGCAGCGTAATTATTAAATCCCTTTGAATTATCTGTTAATGTTTCATCTTCATCTGCATTAATGATTTCCTCTTGAATTCTAAGACCGATTCTTCCAGTTGGAGTGTTAGAATATTGTTGGAGAATAATAGTTTCGTCCTGAACATTTACAAAAGTTCCCCTTACAAAATAAACACCATTAGAAATTGAAAAAGCTGCTGATGTGCTATTTGCATTTGTAGAAATTGCAGATGCAAAAGATTCTCCAGATGGAATGAATGTATTATTCAGGGGTCCAGTGACAATATCAGTGTCTGCTGCTAATAATTCGCCATCTAAAAATTTTTTAATATCTGGATTTTGCACTCCAGATGAAATATAAGAAATATAGATTGTTAAATTTCCTCTTTCAGAATTTTCTGATTTTAAAACCTTATCAATAATTGCAGTTACACCTGAAGTCAAACCAATAATTTTTCTTTTTAATAACTGTTCGATATAAAATTCAACAGGAACACCAAGATGAGTATTATTCAATTCTACTGCATAATAACTCTGACTATACGCAGTATTTCCTGGAATTACTTTTGCACCCTCTTTAAAAAAGTGCTGTCCAAATTTATTAATTTGATTTTGCAGAATTGATTGTAATCCAGTTAACTCTCTTGCTTGAACCGGATAACCTGGCTTAAATAAAATTTTGTAGTAGTTATCATTATCATCAAAATCATCAAAGTATGGAGAAACATTGAGATTGGTTTGTTGAGCCATAGTTAGTTAGAACTGTAATATAACTTTGATATCTTCTTTTTGATTTGAAGATCTGGTAATTGATGGTCTATTGTCAACATAGATAATATTTCCAGAGTATTTTTTAACCTCTGGATTTGCTAATCCATTAGCAAATGTTTGACCGAGATAATATGTCCTATTATTTATTGAGGTAGAAAGACCACTAAATGCAGTGCCGATTGATAAATTGGTACTACCACCAACTATTGTTAAATTACCTCCTGTTGAGGGTGCTGAAGTAAATCTAGTTAAATTATATCCATATGTTGGAGATGTTTGTGATGTCCCTACTGTATTAAATCCAGCAAGAGTTCTTTCCTGCCAGTACTTTAGAACACCAGTTACCTGATCATAACTAATCACCTTACCTACGGCAGTTACTCCTGTTCCAACAGTTTGTGTTATAAGAGCATCTGGCACAAACGATGCTGAACTATAACCAGCTCCTGTTAAACGAATAGCATATACAGCACTTGCTTTATCTTGTGTTAAAAGTTGAGATGAATTGTATGCTAAAGGATTTTCAACGATTCCAATTCTAGCAATTTCATTCCCAGTGATAAAATCTGGATTTTCTGAATCATTTTCTATTCGTGCGTAAAGAAGGATATTAGTAGCACCAAGTTCTCTATAAATATCAGATCCATGTCCTCCCTGAGGTGGAATGATCACATCTAAAGTTGGGGGTGATGTTGGTGTAGGAACTCCTCCTGCTGTCAGATCTACATTCCCAAAAGTGTATCCAGAACCTTGATTTGATACTGTCACACTTTCAATTTGCTGATCGTTGTTAACGACTACTGTACATTGTGCTTCACTTCCATCTCCCCTAATTGGAACTCTTGTATAAGTCCTATTTGCAGTTCCAACACCAACTCCTCTGTTTTTTATGACAACAATTTTAATACCACCATCAACAGCGTTATCTCTTACTGATGCATTATCAGTGCCAGTTTTCCAATTGATAGGAACCGGCATAAACTCTGTTGAGTCAAACTTAATTAACTCTGAAGGTTTGATTGTGTAAAGATATTTCCAAATATAACCATCTCCACTCGTTCCTGCGGCTCTTGGTTCTAAATCAGTAAATACTGGTTCATCTAATGAAGGTTTTCCATCAGGAGTTTCTGGCGTAGTTCCATTCTGAAGACAAATATAAACTCTATAATCGCTGTTAACTATAAAATAGTTTGCAGAATACAAAGATGTCCCACTTGAATTTCTGGGAACATTTGAAACACTGTAATCATGACGATAATAATCATATATAATTCCCGATGACCAGTTGTTTTTTTTAACAACTTGCTTAACATCACTTGATGTTATTTTTTTTAATGCTATTGTGGTGTCCCAATAGTCATTTTCTGAATTAAAATTATCTATTGGATTTGGTGGGTTTTCATTCCAATTAGATTGAATGTTATTTGGATTTGGTAATCCAACAAATGCGTAGTAAGAATTTGTTGAGGTGGAAACTGCCCCAACAAAATTTTTAGCATTCAATATTCTAATCTGATCAGTTATAATAGCGGCCATTTTAAGTTTTTTATTTATTTATGAACTGTAATTACGAGATTTAAAAGATCTATTTCTCTTAACAACGGGTCCAGTTTGAATACCAACAACACCTTTCGTAGTTATCGCACTATATGATTGGAGTTTATTTCTCTCTGATAAAAGAAGTCTTCCCCAACTATATTCACCATAAAAATCACTATGACCAAGACCAGGTATTGTTAATCCGTTGAAACTGGAAACACTAACAGTAACTCTAGTAACAACTGTTACCCCAAGACCAATCGCACCAGTGGTTGCAACTCCAACACTAGCAACTTTGTAGATATTATCTAAAAATGTTGTTCCAACTCCTACCACGGAATTATTTGCCTCTAAAGAGGTGACGCCATTCCCTACATTTGAATTATATACAATAAAATAATATCCAGTATCAATACCACTTCTAGTTGTAGATGAAGTAACACTAGAATTTCTTAAAGAGGAATATTGAGGTATTACTAAGTCAAATACAATTCCTGTAACAGCAGCACCAACTGAAGTTGTTGCAATTCCAGTAATAATACCAAAGTCTCCCTCATAAGAAACAATAGTATTTTCCTCTGTAACAAAAGTTGGTGGTCCTATTAAAACAACGGGTGGATTTGTAACAGTGTATCCAGTTCCAGGTGATGTCACTAATATGGATGAGACCGTTCCACCAACAGATATAGTTGCAACTGCGAGTGCTCTTGCTGTTGAACCCAAACCAACTGGAGTTTGAATATGAACCTCTGGAGTTGTACTATAACCAACTCCACCACCTGATATTACAATAGATGATATTGTACCAGCGACAGAAACTAAAGCCGTTGCTGCTGCAGAAACTTTATCAGTGTTATTAACAATTAAAATTTCTTTTTGAAAATCAACAGAAACTATATTTTCA